TCGTCTGGAGAATTCAGCCTGTACCAAATCCCACTCTTCCGGCTCGATAATGGCAGGATGACTGTTCTCTACATAGTATTGCGGGACTTCGCCCTCATTGACCTTCATCTTTTTCTGTAGGAAATCCACGGTGAACTTCTTCTGCAAACGAGCATCGCCGCGGTATTTCTCGTTTTTGAGAATGCTCTCAATGGTGGAGGACTGCCATTTTTCTTTGCCAGCCGGAGTGGGGATGCCCTCCGCTGTCAGAATCTTGCCAATAGCGTGTGGTGTTTTGCCCTGCATGAACAGCCTGTAGATTCGCTGCACCAATATAGCCTCCTCCGGTACGATCTCCGGCAGACCATCCGCTCCTTTGCGATAACCGAGGAAATGGCGGTAAGGCATCGTGACCTTACCATCAGCGAAGCGTTTTCGCTGTCCCCAGGTCACATTTTCCGAAATACTGCGGCTTTCCTCTTGGGCAAGGCTGGACATGATGGTGATCAGCAACTCGCCTTTGGAGTCCAGGGTGTAGATGTTCTCCTTCTGGAAATAGACCTCCACACCTTTTTCTTTCAGCTTGCGAACGGTGGTTAGGCTATCCACGGTATTACGGGCAAATCGGCTGACGCTCTTTGTGACGATTAGGTCTATCTTGCCATCCAGAGCATCCTGTACCATGCGGTTGAATCCGTCTCTGCGTTTGGTGTTAGTGGCAGATATGCCTTCGTCCGTATATACGGCAACGAACTGCCAATCCGGGTTTGCTTTGATGTACTGTGTATAGTAATCCACCTGTGCTTCATAACTGGTCAGCTGCTCCTCACTGTCGGTGGACACACGGGCATATCCGGCAACGCGCCGTTTGTGATGTATATGGGAAGGTATCCCCGTGTGTCTGTCCAATGTGGCAGGGATGACCGTAATATTCTTAGCCATTTGTTTTGCTCCTCTCAAGTGCTTTCTGACGGGCGGCTTCTTTCATTTCTTCCGTCCAGCTTTCTGCCCTGGAACGGTCTGCCCATCGTTTAACGGTTTCTGTGCCGTCTTTGAAGCAGAATACCAGGGTGTTGTCTTTCTCCGCTCTGATTGCCGTTATTTTATCGTAAAGGGTATCCATGCTGCCCAGAACTTCCTCGGTGATGGAAATGAGGGTGTTTTCCGGGATTTGCTTGGATGAGCAGTATACTTTGCCCATCGTGTTAAAGGTGCTGCAGATCCACACGGGACCGGTCTTGGTGACCTTCCGGCGGTAGCGTTTTCCGCAGCCTCCGCATACCACCATTCCAGTGAAAGGATATGTCTTCTGTTTCACACCGGGATGAGTATGCTTGTCGGCGCGGCATTTTATCTCCTCCTGCACAGCGTTAAACTGTCGCAGGGAGATGATCGGCTCGTGGCTGTCCGTTATATGGTATTGGGGCAACTCACCGTTATTTTGCAGTGTGCGTTTTGTGAGATGGTTCTCCCGGTATGTCTGCTGAAGGAGCAGATTGCCGGTGTAGGCATAATTCCGCAGCACACGCATCACGCTGCTCTTGCACCAGGCATTCCCGTTGCGAGAGCGGATGCCTTTTTCGTTCAGCATCTTCATAATTGCCGTGATGCCCATGCCGGAGATGTAGCTGTCAAAAATCAGCCGAACGGTCTCAGCCTCCTCTGGCACGATGATGTACTTGCCGTTATCGTAGCGGTAGCCCAACAGAGTGCTATTCCAAGGCATCCCATTTTCAAAGTTCCGCTTGATGCGCCATTTCTGATTTTCGCTGGCGGACAGGCTCTCTTCCTGGGCATAGGATGCCAGGATGGAAAGCATCAGTTCACCGTCAGCGCTGATGGAGTGGATGTTCTGCTCCTCAAAATATACATCCACGCCGATCAGCTTCAGTTCTCGTACAGTCTCCAAAAGGGTGACGGTATTTCTCGCAAAGCGGGAGATGGACTTGGTGATGACCATATCCACCTTACCCGCCCTGCAGTCATTCAGCAGACGGGTGAAATTCTCCCGATTCGCCTTTGTTCCAGTCAGCGCCTCATCTGCGTATACACCGCAGAACACCCAACTGGGATGACGCTGAATGAAGTCATTGTAATAGCTGACCTGTGCCGACAGGGAGTGTAGCATGGCATCCTTGCCGGAGGAAACTCTGGCATAGGCAGCCACTCTGGTCAGCTTTGGTGCTTGCATCTTCTGCAATGGCACCTGTTTGATTCTTCGTTCCATAATTGTCCTCAAATCTCACGAAATGTATCGCTTTCCCCGTTGAGAACGGAAAGCATCATTTTTGCGCCAAGACGGAATCCAATGAGGAAGTATTCTCGCTCGGCTTCGTCCAGAATATGGTTTTGCGCGGATTCCATTTTATCGACCAGTGTACGGTCTGCCTCGTTCAGCAGTTCCCTTAACCTGTCTCCGCAAGCCACAACTTCAGTCAATGCCTTGGCATATTCGGAACTCTTGCGGAAGGTCATCTCCCAGGGAGAAAGCCGTCCGTAGTACAGGTCCCGCAGAATGTCCTTATCCATATTGTCCCTCCTTCCGATAGGTTGTATCACATATTCGCTCTGAAGGGGCATAATAGCAAGTCAATTCAGCGAAATATACTGCACAGAGATATGCCGTATTTCTTCGCCAGAATGTCGCAGCATTTTTGGTAGTCCGCCTCGGTCAGGGTGCCGTTTTTGACCATGCTGCGGAACACCGTAGTGCTTGTGCGGTAACAGAGCAGCCGGACCTGGAGGTCATCAGGCTGCTTTTCTGCGGGCTGCAGCGTAGCAGTCCCGACAGCAGTATTTGCGGTTTCTGTTGCCATAGCTAACGAACTCCTTTCCGCAGTGCTGACAGATCAGCGTGTAATAGGCTTGCTTGTTCACCTCGTCCTGGTGGCTGTTCCAGTATGCCATCCGGCATTTGTCCGAGCAGAACTTCTTTTCCTTCCTGCCGGGGTTCTGCTCGATCGGCTTGCCGCACTGCTGGCAAACGGATACACCTTCCGTAGGTGGATGGCGGCGCAGATGGGATTTCACCGTGTTGGGCGAAAGGTCAAGGATATCCGCAATGCGCTTGTATCCGTAACCCTTGAGGGCGAGGTTTTTAATTTGGTTCTGAACATACAGTCTCATAGCATTTCCTTTCCGACCCAGGGGAGGTCAGATCTCCGGGTCTGTTATCCAGGACAGCGGCCTGGGGCTTCGTGTAAAAATTCGCATAAGTTTTAAGGGGGATAGCCCCTGCAGGACGGTTCCACAGGGGCCTCCCAGAAATTATGCGGTCATCTGCATGACCTTGATGGCTTCAGGACGAACCAGCTTGCCATCCAGAAATTCATAGGCCCGGTAGCCGATGCAGTCGATAGTAATGTACTTTTCTACCAGAGGGCGGATGCGGACAGGCTGTCTGCCAACGACCCAATAATAGCGGAAGTCACCGAAAGCGATGGGCTTGCTGCCGGGTTCCGCATTGGGCATAAACTCGGAGATGTAGACCTTGCGGCCCAGAATGGTGTCATTGGCGTGATTCCAGATGTAGTTTCCATCGGCATCTTTGATGGAGCGCAGGGCGTACGCGGTCTCATCGTTCATGACCCACACGGCGTGGCGACGGTATCTGGGTTTCACAGAGAAGAACAGCTTCACTACATCGTCATAGGTCAGTGTAGCGGTGGTCACACCTACATCGGCGCCGCCGTTCTCTGCCAGGATGCCCGTTGGCATATTTTCGCCGGTACCATTAATGAAAGCATCGTCCTCCGCTCTGCCAAAGTTCTGCGCCAGACGGGAAACCAGATACTTTTCGATCATGAAGCTGTCGTCCTGAACGAGGGAATTCTCCAGCATAAAGCTGGTCACCAACTTGTGGCGTCCCAGGACGATCTCTCCGAAGTCGCTCATGTCATCACTGACGGTGACTGTACCGCCCTCAGGCACCCAGGCAGAGGCACCCTCGTTCTGCGCGGTCTTGATACGATAGTCGGTATCATACGCCTGGATGTCGGTGGCCAGATTGCGGAACAGGCTCTCCTTCTTCAACGCAGCCATATATTTTTCCTGGCTGGTGGAAGGGAGTGCGTGGGCATTGTCAGAAAGGTCGAAATTGGAAACCGGGACCTCCTGTCCGGGGCGTCTTCCACGCATTGCGTTCCACAGGTGGGTCTCATACTCCTTGCTTTCGATATAAGGAAGCTGTTCGGTGTAAGTTTTCATGGTAGTGTCCTCCTTTACTTTGTGGGTTTCAGGGTAAGTCCGAACATATCACAGTACTTCTCCAGATCTTTGCAATCCAGTTCAAAGTGCAGGCTCTTGTCGGGCTCGGTGGTCAGATGGTACTTCTTGATAATGGTGTGGGGAACATTATCCTCCGAATAAACGGTCAGCTTTTCGTGTTTGCTGAGTTGCTTGTCAAAGTACTCCTTGGTAATCATGTTGATATCCTCCTTCAGTGTTTTAGGCCAGGGTGACGGCGGGACGAGTGGTGATCCGGTGCTTGTTGCAGAACTCCGTTAGCCTCTCGTTGGAACGGAAGCGGTAGGCTTCATCCCGGCTGACGATCAGCACGGGTTCATAGACCTTTACGATGGTGACGGGAGTACCATCAGGCTTGTAAAGGGTGATGGAATCGTGCTTGCGGAAATGTTCCTGCAAGAATTCCTTTTTAACTTTGTTTTCCATAGTGATATCCTCCTTAAATTTTGTTGCAGGCGCTGCATACATACAGGCCATGCTTGGTGTTATCGACATTCCCGGCAATCTGCTTCAGTACCTTGCCACATCGGGGGCAGCGAATTCGGAAGCTGTCTGCAGAACTATCGTTTTTCTGTGTGCAGAGCCGGAAGTAGTGAGTAATCATTTCCTCAAGCCACATTCCGCTCTGTGATTTAACTGCGTTGCCGTTGGTGGTGGGGATCATTGCCACTTTCTCCGCACCCTTGATGTCACAGTTGATGAGTGGGTAGTAACGGATCTCGGTCATAGGTCACACCGCCTGTCCGTCCGAATCGAAGAACCGACCTTTGCAGTATGCCAGTGCTTCTGCCTTTGTTCCGAAGAACACGGTGGAGAAACCATTCTGCACTTTCCAGAAATCCATCGTCTTGTGACGGGCCACCACCACGGGCATACCACGCTTGTTCTGGAAGATGATGTGGCAGTCATAGTCACGCTGGTCGAAATCCTTGGGACTGAAATTGTTGATACCCGGCTTCATGCCGTAGAAGAATTTGTGTCGCATTTTTCTGCTCCTTCCGTTGATTTTGGGTATATGGGTCACAGGGTGCTACGCAATCATAGGCACCGCCTCCTTCCACCGCCTAATGGAAATGAGAATCCTGTTTTGGCGGAATTATTTGATGATTTTTGAAAAATCCTCTTACACCCTCAAATGGAAACGGGATGGGCGTTTCGGAAAAAACTGTTGGTTTTTCTAGAACATTTTTTCACTAATCCATCTGGACACATATCATTCATGTGGCCGAAAAAATCATATTTTTATATGAATTTTCTGCTGCTCTCATATACTTGGCGGAAATGTCAACCCCTGAAAATATGTCCATCGGCGCATCCTGGGTTAACCTCATTGAACCTCAATTGCAAAAAGTTCTCTTGGAGGAATTTTCAGAAAAATGCATAAGTGGCACTCT